CAAACCTTGGTATGGAAGTTATGCACGAAAGAAATGCACACAACTTCCCACTTGACTTAGCAACTGCTGAGACATCTGAGGTTGCACTTGTTGCTCCTTCCATAGGTTAATGGAAATTCTACTTATGTTCGCTGCCATAGGCGGTGCAGCATTCGGTGCATATAAGATGACACCTAATAAATAAGATTGAGACATCGTTCGTGCGGTCTCTACAATCGGAACTTACAAGACCTCCTTCGGGGGGTCTTTTTTTATGTTCTGATAAATATTTCAAAAAAAGATTATGGCGTTAAATCCGATAATGGTCAGTAGGGAGATGACTTGGAGGGAGTTGAATAGAACGGAACAGAAATATTTACAAGATAATTTTGGTAGATTATGGGAAGTTATGGCAGGAGGTAATCTTATTCCTGCAAAATCTTTTCAAGCAAGGACAGTTAATTTTGAGTATCTACCTGCAGATAAAAAAGAACTTTCATTATTTGCTGATTGGTTGGCAGATAGTTTGGATGTTCCTACCACATTTAATAAATCTACTTTAAAATTGGTTGTTGGAACGTCTTCTAAAGTAACAGTAAACTTTAAAGAGAAGAAAGATCCTAAAGAAGCTAGAAAGCAAACTCCCACAAAGATTCAGGAGAAAGGAACAACCGATGTATTCAATAGAGTATTAGATGAGAATGAACAATATAATAGTGTAGAAGATATGTGGAAAGATAAAAAACTTATGGATACCTTAAGAGAGACTTTTACTAAAACCCATGCAGATAAAATAGATGATTGGATGAAAACATATTTTAGTCAGCAAGATCTTTTCTTTATGAAAAAGTTTACACCTAGTAATTGGAGTACATTTGAATATCATAAGCAAGATTTTGTACACTTCTGGCAAGATTTTATTAAAAAAGTTAAGGATAAAAAGAAACCAGTAGGGGATTATACAACTTGGAACCCATCTGATATATGGGCAGTTAAGAATAAATCTGCAGTTAATAAGGCGATAGATGATGCATTTAAAGAAGATGGTACTGATCCTCAATTGAGCACTGTGAATAATTTATTAAGAACTTTGATGGATGAAAAAAATCCTCAACTTGTAGGAATATCTCTTAAAAAGATAGAGAAAGAAGGTGCTCACATGGAGTTAATTAACATTGATAAGAGATCAATGAGGTTAGCAGAGGTAATACAACTTAAGATGTCAGATATTGAATTGCAACTTGATAATATTGTGCAGCAAGAAAAAGTTACTACTTATATTAAATTTGCTGGAACTCATACTATGAATATAAACTTAGGTGATAAAAAGAAACCTGGTAATCTTTCTTTTAATACTCAAATTAAAGGTACTGCTGCACAAGGAGGACAAGCACCTGTTAAATTGGTAGAAAAACTTTTATCAGCAAAAGGTAGTTCAAAAGAATTTACTAATGATCATAACAAATATCCAAAGAAAGTGGATGCCTTTTGGGATTCTGCAAAAGATTGGGAGAAAAAGTATAACTTTGTAAAACAAAAAGGAAAGTGTACATCTTGGGATTCGTGGAAAGATTTTCAAAGTTACATTACTGATTTTTATAAGGATAAGAAACCTCAACTTGCTATGACAAAACTGATGCAAATTGATTTTTATTATGATGCTTTTAACAATTATTCAACTGATAAAGATTTAGCAGATTTTTGGATTAAACTTTTACATCTTGGTATGAAGGTAGGGGATAGGTTTGCTCCTCATGCTAAGATATCTGAATAATGGATTTAGACCAACAATTACAATTAGGTCATCTTCTACTTGAGGAGAGGGTCTGTAGGGTCTGTAAGCAGCGAAAGAACCTTTTACAATCTTTTTATCGTGTACGTAAAAACATGAACCTTCTGTCCTCTTATTCCTATGAATGTAAGGAGTGTACCATTAAGAGGATTACATCCAGCAGAAAAACTGACACAAGTAACTGGACGTATCCTGATTGGTAGGGTACAATACATTCAGTTACTAAATATCCCTTGTTAATGTCAGTGATTTCCATTGTTGCTTTGGCATCTATTGTTGCCATATGCATATTTGCATTATATTTAAAATCTTATAACCCCCATTAGAGGACTTATGCACGGAGACTTAGAACCAGAAGAGCATCATTGGCCTTCTTCTGAACATGTTAATGATCTATGGGAAGACATGGATCGACTCAACGCATTATATGAAGAGATGATGTGGCCTCATGATGATGTATTGGAATTTATTCCTGATCATGCAAAGAGTAGAATAATTATCAGAAACAGGTCACAGGAGGAAAGAAATGAGCAACAATAATTTTACGGTTTATTCTAGAGAGGGTTGCCCTTTTTGCACAAAGGTGGTAAAAGTATTAGAGATGGCAGGTCTAAATCATGTAGTGTATAAACTAGATGAACACTTTGATAGAAAATCATTCTATGGACAGTTTGGTGAAGGATCTACTTTTCCTCAAGTTGTCTTAGATCAAACTAATCTTGGTGGATGTACAGAAACAGTTCACTATCTAAAGGAGAAGCAATTAGTCTAATGAAAGAAGATTTTGAAACCGTCTATGATATGCTTGAACATGCTATTGAGTATGCTTTCGAGGGTAAGATGCAGTTGAAATTTTATGAGTTTCTAAAGTATCGTAAAACAAAGAAGGCAGAAATAGATGCTTTCCTTAAGAGTTCTACTGTTAAGGAAATATCTGATCAGGTAATAGAACTTGAAGAGTATATCAAAGGTGGTAAGGATAATAATCACCAACAATTACGTGAGGCATATGGACATATACCTAAACCTCAAGCAAGAAAGATAAAAACATATCTTAATAACATTGTTGAAGATGCAGTGAGGTATCAGCATGACAGAAGGCCAGGAAGAAGAAAAAAAGGTTCTAAATAAAAGCAAATCCCCTGAGATCAATAGGGGAGTAGAATTATTACTCAGAAATAGGAGGAAGAAACCAGAAAAACCCAAAACATTTCAAGTAAAATTTGGAAATATGATTTCCTTTTTTAAAAGAGAGATTGTATTTCATTTTAATTTCTACTTGGACATCCGAAAAAAATAAACATCTCTGGGAGGAGCATTATGTCTGAAACACTAGTAGTAACCTTGACGCTTACGACAGTTGTTGCTATTCTTGCATTATTAGTTGGAGGTATGATAGGATGGATGGCAAGACAGCATTCATACGAAACAACTCCTCAAGTAATCTACACTCATCCAGAGATGTTTGATGCAAATGGGCAATTAGTTCCCGATGAAATTTTAGCTTTAAGAATTGAAACACATGACACCAGCGAAGACCACATCGACGAGGAAGACTAGAGGACCAAAGTTACCTTCATCTTCCAAATCAACTGCAAAGAAGAGTACTCCTGCAAAGAGGACTCCAGCAGCACCTAGAATCGACTCCTTGCCCACTAATCCTTTTATCCATGAAGTATTAGACTTAGCATCTAAACAGCGTTCTAAGGCGAAGAAGGTGGAGGCACTGCAAGCATATGAGCATGACTCAATTAAGTCAGTTCTTATATGGAATTTTAACGAAACTGTAATTAGTTTGTTACCTGAAGGACCAGTTCCTTATGGTGATGGTGAAGACCAACAGTTATTAAATGGTTCTCTATCAGAAAATCTTTCTAGAGAAGCAGCAGGAGGTGAAGCAGCAACTAGACAAGATTTACAGGGACAAGGAAGAACATCTTTACGTAGAGAATGGACTAAGTTGTATCACTTTGTGAAAGGTGGTAATGATAAGTTACCTGGTATGCGTAGAGAAAATATGTTTATTACCATACTACAGCAATTACATCCTAGAGAAGCAGAGATCTTAGTTCTTGTTAAGGATAAGTTATTGACAGACAAGTATGATATTACAAAAGAGATTGTTGCAGAAGCATACCCAGACATTGAGTGGGGTAATAGATCATGACAGCACCAGTAGGAAAAGCACCAGTTAAACCAGAAAAGAAAGTTGAAAGGAAGTTTGATCCTAAAGATTACTATTGTGAAATTATTCATGAGAGAACAACAAAAGATAAAGCAGAAGATAAGAGTCTTCCTACTGATGCATTTAATGTAACGTATGTTGTAGATGGTAAAGAGTATTTGGATGTGACTCGTGCTGAAAAGATGGTGTATGTTTTTGATATGTACTATGATGGATATGGGAAAGGAGCAATTCAGAGAATTGATTATGGAGCTGGTTCTATAAGACCAAATCTATGGGGTGTCAAACCTGTTGAAAAGAAAAAGAGGAGAAAGTGATGGGTAAAAATAAAAATGGAGATGAACTTCTTAGATCACAAATCAATGATGTGATTAGAGGTGAGATACAGGAGGGTATCAATGAATACATTGATTCTCCTGATAGTAAAGGATTTGGTGATGAAAAACTTAAAGTGAATATACCACAGAGTGAAGTGGATAATATTCTTAGAGAGTATAAGAAGATTAAGAAAAGTCAGAGATCCAATATAGGACAAGTAAAAAAACTTGGTTTAGTTGATAAATATG